ACCCCACCCACCATCATACGAAACGCCTGTATTGGTGGTTAAAAGCCACTCAATATCCGCTTCTGAGTAAGGGGCGTCAGATAAGCCTTCCCTGTCGAGAACTCCGGGTGCTCCGCCCGTGATAATTTTATGATAGTCAAGAGCATTGATCTTCTTATGAACCTCATCTATCGAGACATTAAGGGCATCGGCAGCAAACTTATGAACTGGCATCACCCATGCGTCATTTGTTGGCCCACCATTAGTGCCGTCGAGTATTGGGCCTTTACCCATTACCCTAATACCTCTAAGGTTCTTCTTACGTCTGTTGGAATTTTAATCAGATCTCCGGGTTGGATGTGACCTTCGGTTGGTTTGTTATTAAATCGTGCTATAATATACCATAGATTTCGGTCCCCATACTGTAACTGTGCAAGTCTCCAATACCGGTCTCCGACTGTCCAAACATATTTTCTATAAGGCAAGGAATCTAATACCTCTTGCGAGGGGTTTGAAAGCTCTGGTGTAACAAATTGATTTATCTTTGTTACGCCTCTTTCTTCAAACATCTCTTCATAGAGTTGATCTCGATTTATTGCGTTTGGTCTATTTCTATATCTTGACATTCATATTCTCCTATTATTAATTTGAAAATGGCCAATTCTTTGAGTGGGGCGTTGCATTAGATGTCGGATCAGCTAATAGGCTATTATCATTGCTATAACCTAGCTTTCTTTCATGGATTACGGTAAATTCAATAGAGATACTAATGACTTTGGGGAATATCTTGTCTTTAGTATGTATATACCCCATCTCTAGAACAGGATTCCAGTTAACCGATGTTAAGAAACCTAGTAAACCTTCTTCAGGATCTACTCCTGAAGTAATTAAATTAGCATATTTTAATCTAATCAAAGGAGGTCTAGCCATGGCTAAAGCATTATCTCTATCGTCGTAAGACGGGTATAATAGATTGACCAACTGATTTGACCTTTGTAGATTCTCTTTTGCTTCCCTTCGATCAGACCCAACCACTTCCCAACCCAAACTAATAGTACGAGTTGTGTTCTTGAAGGTAGCAATCGAATCCATCCTACCGAGAACCTCCTCAGTATTCCAACTGGAGGAAAACGATTGTGAAAAGCCATTTAAAAAAGCAACAAAGTAAACCCGGTTACTGGAATTTCTAGCATCTACAAAATCTAAACGTTGTCCTGTTTTGTCAGCATATTCTCCCGACCCGTCTCCGATCTTACTTTTATATTGAGTTGTATAATTTGCTGGAAAAGCCATGTTTTGTTACCCTCTTAGGTTAAGTCATCTTGGACGCTTCGCCCATTCCTTTTGCTACTATTGTCTCCGCTATAGCCTCTCCCCCGCCGCCGGGCTTAAACACTACGTCCATACCTTCTTTGACATGTTCGGAGAACTTCTTATCTTTTCCAAGAGCTATCTCTTGCCTAAGATTCAATGTAAGTTTCTGTTCCGTTGTTTTGTTCTCTTCTATTTTAGTTTCTGCTTTAGTATTTATTATACCAACGACAGTTTGATAAGCTTCTAACATTGCAAGAGCACCAAGTGTCGTTGATAATTTTGCATCTGCTACTTTCTTGAGTTCTTCAACATCTTGTGCTAGTACAGCAATAACCGTTTGTTCTATCTCGGTTGCTACACCCATTTTATCAGCGAAATTACTTAAATCATTTAACTTTTGGCCATCCAATTTAGATATTCCACCAACGAGTAAGCCAATACCAGTAGCCATCAATATCATAGCTCCTGCAATCGCTACCCACCCAAGCGGATTAGACATAAAAGCGAACATGACACCTAAACCCACAGCCATTGCAGAGAATGCACCTCCAAGTGATAACAGGACAGTTGCTGCCCCTGTGCCTACTTCTCCTATCGCTTGTAAGCCTGCGGCTACCACCGTTAAGCCATAGCCGATTAAAGCAACTCCTACTCCAAGTGTGAGCATAACAACTGCTAACATGCCTATAGCACTCCACGACATCAAAGCCGCTGAACCAAAAGCGATTAAGGCATAAGCCCCAAGCAGCATCCCTGCTCCCATAAATAGGACTCCGAGGCCTATATAATACATTGCAGCGCCTGCGATAAGTCCAGACGTTCCCATCTCTGTTAGTGCTGTAACAAATATGGCCATTCCGATCCCGGCAAGCATAATCCCAAGCCCAAGCATTAGAGCAGCGGCCCCCATGGCCAAGAAAATCCCTGCTGCTGCTGGTCCGACACCAGTATATACTAGAATACCCATCACAATCATCAAAGCAGTGAACGGAAGTATTAATAATGCAATACCGATGGCCGCATATGCCGCAGCATCACCCGCATTGGTAAAGGCGTCTATAACTAAAACAAAACCCTCAGCAGCTATATAAATACCAGCCCCGAGCATCAGCATAGCTAGCCCGGCGGCAAGTAATGCCCCAGCAAGAGCCCAGTTGGCCCCAGCAGCCGCCCCTGAAGCTGCTGTTTCTGCCTCTAAAGACGCAATGACTGCTGGAGTCAAGGCAACCTTTTTCACTTTTGAAGCAGTTTCGGCCTCTGTTGCGGTCACACTCGCCCATGTCGATGCTATTTTCGCTGCGACCTTCGGCAAGAGCATTGTGAATACCTTGCCAAGGCCCGAGAACAAACCGGTTAATATTTTCATTGATCCCCCCAGAGCCGTTGTAGCAACGTGGGTGAGACCTAGGGCCATAATTATATAAGGAAACGTCCCTCCGCTGTATTTGTTAAGAAATTTAAGCCCCGTAATCATGCCATCCAATGCAAACCTGACGTATTCTAATGCTTTAGTCACATCTGGTGCGAACTCTCTCGTCATAGCGGCCAGTTTTTCTTGAATTGGAACCGTGGCTTTGACAGCTTCTGCAAATTTCTTCTGACTCAGTTCATTGGTCTTCATATCTTTCTGATATCCCTTATACTGAGACATCGACATACCAAAGATTCTATTGGCTTCGGCCATATCAGTGATACCAACCGCACTAGCTAATGCTTTCTGCTTAAAACGATCCATATCTTTAAAAGACTGACCACTAATCTGTACTTGTCGTATTACTGATTCAATTCTTTGGTCTTCGGTCTGTAATAACAGTTGAGTTGCCGATAGATTACCACCAAGAATGGCGTTTAGTTTACCTGCTGACTCTGCCGCACTTTCAAACGTATCAAATTGTTCCGCAACACCTAGAAGGGTACCCATTTCCACACCTGCGGCCTTGGCCCCTGCGGCTAAGTTCTGAAATACTCCAACACCCTTCTTGCCATAAACGGCAAGAGTCTTTTGGGAGGTCTGGAAGTCATTTATCATCCTACTTGAAGAGATTCCTATCCTGTCTCCCATAAAAGCCAATTGTTTTGTCATTTCCATTGATGCTTGGGCTCCAAGGCCCATGGTTTTGGAAAAAGTATTCATCAAATCAGCAGAATCTTCAGCCTTAACCCCCACTCTTTCCAGTAATCCAGCTTGTGAAGCTAGAGCTTGTTTCATACCGGGTGATTCATTAGTAAAGCCTATCAAACCCTCCAGCATTCCCTGTAATCCAGCGGTGGAATTCTCAAAAGTGAGTCCAAGATCGGTATTAGTCCTAACCATGCTATGCAGCATATTAGTATACTGGCTTCCTGCTCCTGTTGCAGCGGCGAATTGGCTCGATGCTTTATCAAGAGAGGTAAACATTTCCAAACCAGACTCGACTACTTTGTCCATCATAGTAGCGGCCATATTCATACCCGAGAAAACCTCTTTGAATGAATGACCCATCTTTTCTATAAACTTACCGGGATCTGCTGCAAGCATTTTGATCCCTACATTCAAGGCACCAGACCAATGCTTCGTGCTATCAACAAGCCCAATTGTTTTTTCCCCAATGCCGAACAAAGTGCTTTCCATGCCCTTGCCGAACTCTTCCCACTTTTCAGATATCTCTGCAAGTGGGCCATGCATATCTTCAACTATTTTTACGGTATCCTTGGCGTTGCTGATAATTTTCTTTTGGTTTTTCTCTATCTCTTCGTGTTTTGTTACATTCTTATCGAGAGCCGCTTGCGCTTTTTCAGCAGCGGCCATATTGGCAGCCCCGCCTTTTTCTATAAGTTCATTAATCTCATTTTGTTTTGCTACGTGGTCTTCAATACGCGAAAGAGAAGATCCTCGGATACTTTGTAATAGTTTTTCAGCTTCCTGCGCTGCCTTAATCGCATCGGTACGTCTTCCGGTAGCCAAAGCAAGTTCAGCCTCTGCTTTTATAGCCACTGACTGATCTTTTGTCATCTTAGACCACATTGCAAGCTGTTCTTTGGTCATACTATCAATATCAGCCATGATATTTTTCGATTTTTCAAGCTCTTTATTCTTCTGATTAAGAATTTCAATCAGTTCTTTATTAGTTTTATTTTCGTAGTCCTTTTCTTTTTTTCCCGCCATTCATTTAATCCTCGTCCTTGAACGGCCAAGTGACACCAGTTCTGTTTTGAAAATCACTAACAGCTTGATTTAATACTTCCCTAGCCTTAAAGGTTTGTGGATGGTCACTACCATGTTGCATAAACATATCAAGATATTCTTTCTCTCTAACAATGGCTGTCGCGTAGGCTCTAACATCATTCTGCTCTCCACGTATAATAAACTTGAGTTTGCTATCGGGCCCCGCATCTTCCTCTTCTTCTTTAAACATGCTCCCAACCATATTGTGTGCGCCTAAAGAGGCGATCATATTGACATCATCTCCATACATATGCTTAAGAAGGAATTTATTCCACGCGCCAAACTGCTTTAGCCACGATTCCGTAAGTATTCCCTTTTTGGTGAAATCAATAATCATTTTAGAGCCTCCAATCAAAAGTAATTAGTTTATAAAAATAAAAGCTAGCGGAACTATCTAACGTTTCCTGCTAGCCTTATTGTATGCTTTCTTTTCATCTTCGAAATGTTTCTGTAATCTTTTAACAAACCAGTTTCTTAAACCTACTGGTAAATTATAAGCTTCAGTGAAAGACCATCCACCGTGATGTTTAAGAACAAAGAATTGTTCATAAACAGCTTCCATGTACTTATCGGTCAGGCCAAAAAAAGTCCGCGCCAAACGGAACCTCCAATTCCTGTGTGTTCCCACAGGACGGGCATTCAAAGTTTTCGGCTACTTTCACATCTGGTGTAATAGCTTTCAACGCGAGTCTCAAATATCGAGAGTCTTGGGTTGTTACAGTATTCACATAAGAATTAATAACTTGACGATCCTTATGTCCTTCTACGGACACGATCATCATTCGAAGTTGGTCGGAGACTATAGCATCTGCGAGTTTCTTCTTTTGTCTACTTCTCATCTTCGCTGTAAGTTCCATTTCTTCTTTACCTGTCAATAGGCGAAGTTCTATATTAAAACCGGTTAAGGGAGCTTTAACTATAAATGTACCACCATTAGTCGGAGAGATATTAAAGCTTTCGTTATCAATATTTGTCTCTCGTATTTCTGGGCTGGCAAGGTCAAAGCTACAAAGGTCTTGTTCACCACATGCTGGGCATGTCACTTTTGTTTCATAATCGGAGCCGTAACCTGATCTCCGAGCGGCAATAATGATCGCATTGCGATCACCAACCAGCAGCGAACTTGTTTTGATATTGCTATCAATAATAATGTTTTGCATAAACCGTTCAACAGCAATACCTTTCTTAAGAAGGGTCTGGCTGGATAAGATATCCTCGTCTTTCGCTGTCATAAATCGAATCTCAATCACGTCTTTGTTATGAAGTGGGTGGGTTTCTGGATATGCCAGTCCTTTCGATGGGAGTTCAACAAATTCTGTTGGTGCTACAAACTGTAAATTGGAAGCGGAAGGCGCATCAGCACTATCGTGCGCTCCCGTTCGTTCAGGGTCATTTCTACTCAATTATCACCTCTTTATTAATAGAAATTACTTTGTGGCGCGACAGGAAATTCTACTTCGCACCAATCATATGAAATAGTAACTTCAATAGTAATTAGTTCATCACTAGAATAATCAAGGGATCCAAAATTAATTGATTTAATCCATGCGTTTTTTAACTTCCATGATTCCAAGATAAAAGGTCCGCCATTGGACATCTTTTCCACCTGCTTCGATCCACCTTTTCGCGGTGGTCTCCAGATAGTTCCGGGGGTGTCTTCAACAATTCGTCGCTCGGTTACAACACCATGCTGCTCGATAATAATGTCTCCAATCTTACCTTTCCTCATAGAGTCATCCATCCATGCCGAGAACATTGGATTTGGAATTGATTTACTCTTTCGTGTGGTATACTTTTTCACACCCTCTTCATCGGTGCCATAGAGCGCTACTTCCTCATCCCAATGTGCCTTATCTTGATCCATGTTACTCATAAAAGCTTCAGCCATTGCAGAGGAGTGTGCCACTTGAAGAGCGCCACCGCCGTCGTTCTTTGTCATTCCACCGTAGCGTTTCTGTCCGTATGGGATTAGAAGCCCTTGGTCGATAAGCTGTTGGAAAATATTCCTAGTGGTTGTTTTGTCATCAACAAAAGTAATAGTGATGTCACCCCACTTGGCTACACCCGGATATTTAAAAAATTGGTTGCCCACTTGGTATTCATTGCCGTTTACTTCTACTGTCGGCTTAGAGCAAGATTTAACTGTATGTGATAGTACACCATTCCAGTTAACCTTAAACTCGTGTGATCGTACTGGGTGTGCGTGGACGTCATTCCAAAAGGCCATAAGCTACGCCTCCTGTCTTAAGTGCTAAAATATTCGGCAGAACTTTGTCCGATGGTACATTTAGCCCAGTCATATTTCCAAGTTACTTCCATCTCACGTAGGTCATCTGCACCATAATCGAAGTCTCCGTATTTCAATGCAATTGGGAAAGCATTATAAAGTTCCCAAGTCTCAATTGAATCACCGTTATCATCCAACGCAGAGATAACAATAACTGCATCAGTGATCTTATTCCTTGCGACTGTATTATAGTTGGCTTGTAGGGCACCATCCGTTGGGATGTTATAGCCGAAATATTCCAAAATCTTATTAAAGTTTTCAACAGCATTGGGTTCAGCATCGGCAGCGCCAGCGCCCCCTCCTGCTGGATCAACAAGCATCATTGTAACGTCGCCCCATTTCGCCCGTCCGGGGAAGTTAAATACATGATCACTGAACATGTGCTCAACAGAGGTGATTTCGACACTTGGAGCCGTGCAGGTTTTTGCATACCAGATTTCAGCACCCCCAGCCCATTCGGCGTGAGCGATACTCACTTTAAATCTAAATTTCCTTTTGGGGTTGGCTCCCGATTGATTCCAAAAACTCATTTAATTGTATCTCCTTTAAAATTAATTAGTTTCGATTAAAATTCTACACCGCTTCTTGTGACAACAAAGTCCACAACGATGAATTCAATTGCTCTAGCTGGCTTGATAAAAATCTTTGCATACATAACGTTGCGGTCAATAAGATCTGCCGTTGTAGTCGATTCGTCAAGAACCAATTTATACTCAGTGATACCAAGCTTGGATTGAACATCTGCAAGCACAGCATCAGCAGAAGACTTAAAATTGTTCCAAGTTGTTTGAACATTAGGCTCAAACAAAATAGTATCCGCAATCTTTCCAATTCGCCTCTTGAGGAAAAGAAGAAGTCGACGAACGTTGATTCGGTCAAGTGCCGAAGAAGTCTGTTGAAGAGTCTTCTGTCCGAAGATAACAATTTGGTTAGTTGCTGGGAATCGAGCAATTGGGTTAACATTGAGAGCATAAAGATCATCTCTGTTATCCTTGGTCAAGTGTTCAATCGTATGTGTAACAACCAATCCGCTGTTATTAGATCCAAGGTTTTTAATTCCACCTCGGTTAAAACCAGCAGGGGCAAACCAAACTTCTGCATCAGCAGCAGATTTTGCTAATGCACCGATGGCTGCCACAGATGAAGGCACAGGCACAACATCTTGGTTAGAGTCGCTAATAACAACCCATGGATAGTAAGTTGCACCATAACTGGTGTTCAACTGTCGGCCTTCTAGTGCAGTTAGAGTGTCGGTGATCGAACCATAAGACACTGTTCCGGCTCCTTCCCACTTCGGTGCATACCCGTTAGCTAAATCGATAATAGCCAAAGAGTCACCACGCGATTCTGCAAGATCAAGGACCTTATTGGTGAGAGTCGGGTTAGTCAATCCGGGGATTGAAATCATATCCATTTCGACCACTTCAGGATCAGCAATTGTATCGAGTGCTTTAATCAAAGTGTTGTAAGCATAACTCGTTGGAGCCGCTTTATCACTAAGATTGGCATTAGAGAAGGGTTCAACTTCCTTAATATCAATTCCATCAAATCCGCCCCAGAAGCCTGCTCTATATTGCTTGATCTTGTTGACTCCACAAAGATACTTAACACCGACATCATCGCCGCCTCCAGTATAAGAGTGATTATAAGTATTTTCAGCAGCATAAGATCCAGAGATCAAATAATGCTCCATAGTATTAGAAGAATTGTAAACAATATCTTCTAAATGGAACACAAAGGCTCTTTCGTGAGAACTAGGAATAGATGATGCATGTATATCAGGAGCAGCATTGTTATTAGCTGGAAAAGCCCTGATTAAATCAGTGTAGCTAGCGTCTCGTCGTGCAGCAGATCCGATATGATGACGAATTCCAAAGTGATCTCTTGCTTTATAGTGTCCGCCTCGGTTACTGCTTGCAACAGTAAGACGGGTTGTTGGGAAAACAACAGATGCTGTAAAGTCGCTTGGAAGTGCAGCAAATAGTGCTGCATCTGCACCACCACCGGCAATGGCTAGGTCAGCCCCGCCCTTGACAGCGATATATGTAACATCGTCGGTATCAGTACCGGGTGTCGAAGCAACCTCTGTAAAGTCCCCTGCGGCATTGCCACCTAAAGAACCAATAGTCCAATGAGGGCCGGGTGTGGGACCAGTGATAACCATGGTCCCGTCACCAGTGGCTGGTGCGGTATAGTTACTATGACTAGTGATCAAAGCAAGAATCTTATCAGCCAGAGGGAAAAGACTTGGTGAGTCTCCTACTCCAATATCTCCCGCAGCAGTAGTAAAGCTTGTGGATGAATCAGCAAGGTTATCGCTTGTGAAGTTTATAGTGTGTGTAACCCCTCCCAAGACTAAAGTAATAGCCTCTCCCGTAGAAGAGCGGGCATCACAAGTGAGCGATAGCACCGCAGTAATACCAACATTCTCTGTCTCATTCCATGCTTGCGGCCCAGAAGATCCTTCGATCATGTGGAAACGCTTTGGACGAAGAGGTCCAAGGAACCCCATCGGAAGAGCTAAACTATCGTCAAGTTCTTTGTTGGCGACAGCAGCAGCTACTTCAACTCGGAAGTAATCGGATTTATTAACATATAAGCCACGAACATCATATTTGAGATCGAGAGAATTCCAATTAAAGTTCTGATCTCCAATTCTTTTTGCTATGTAGCTGTCTGAAGATGGATCAAGGTTGAGATTCTTAAAGTTTTCAACGGTGTTCTTTCCCTGCTTGAGTACAAGCGAGAATGAGGAAGGTGTGACAGAGTCACCAAGCTTTAAGTCTTCAACAAAGATTTCAAAATTGTCTTGAAACCATTCGCCGTCATGAAGAGAAACGAGTCGAAATAACTCTTGCTCTCCCGGCTTACGATTAATAAACCAACCAGTCTTTGATGGCTCTTTATTCATTCTGTGATCGGCGTAGTTAAGTGATCCGCTCATAAGAGGAAGAATCATGCCATACTGCTTTGCAGCAGTGGAACCAGAAGTTTGATCGATAATCGCTTGTTCGAAAGTTTCACCTAAGAAATATTTGACATTGGTTGTACCAAAGTTGCCACTTGCTTTAAGTTTCTGTGGATTTGTATTAAGCTGATCTCGGATATAGTTTTGTGATCCATTGGTGAAATGACATTGCTTTGAAGCAACAGCAGTCCCAGCAGCGGTTTGAACTTCTATCTTGAATTGACTAGCTACGTTTCCTGCCGATGAAATCATCTGACCGGCAGATGAAGTTGTGGCTGCGGATCCGGCAATCGTTCCAGAAAGAGTTACACAAGCTCCGTTGGTATAAATAATAGCACCAAGGGTACCAGTGCAAGCGGATGAGGCAGATGGAAAGACAAACAATCCAAATGCACTATAGTTGCTTGCTGGGGTTGCACTTGTAGCTCCGTTATTAGCAGCGGATGACTGAACGCTCCAACCGGCATAGCCGTCAGGTACCGAAGCTTCACTGTTTTGTTCTCCTAACAACCGAACAAAAGTCAATGGAGTAGTTTCTGATGCCAAGTGTGCTTGAGCAGCGTAGGCTGCATATGTCGGGCCGACAACGTTTCCGTCTCGCCAAACGTCAGCATCTGACGCTCCTTCTCCAGACACAGGTTCTCCGAATATCGCAACGAAATCCGAATAATTATTAACCTTTACAGGTTGCATTGAGGGACCAGAGCGTGCCCTGCCGATTAAGACCGGCCCAGCGTCTCTTACTTGTGCAGGCAGGATCGATTGATCGATCTCATTTAGCTGCACTCCGGGTGAAATAAAATCAAACTTTTTAGGCATTAATAAATTCTCCTTTAATAATGTTTCTCACAATAAATAGTGTTTTCTTTTGGTAAAAGCCATTAATCTCGATAATCGTTATCTTTATCTTTCCATGGTACTTTGTCCCCTACCATTGTCCTTTCCCTAGTGAACCTAATCTTGGCTCTATTTTCTTTTCGTGTAAGAGTCGGACGCTTACGGTTAAGTCCCTCTCCTATTAAATAGCCCAATACTTTAATAGTTACCTTTGTCTCGAAGACACGGGCCTGTTCGCCAAGATTCGCCACGGTATCATTCTGTCCAAAGTCTTGCTGTATAAACGCTTCGTACCTGTGTCCATCTTTGCTAAATATAAAGGAATTAATCTGCCCGGTAGCTGTTATAAACGGTTGTATCAGGTCATTCATTTGTTGTTGATACTCTGCTCTCAATGTAATATCGTACATCATTGTAATATAAACCGGTATCGGCGAGGTATAGTAATCATATACTGTAGCGTTCGTAGGATCTGTTTTGCTGTTCCTATTTCCTTTAGATTTTGCATAGTGATTTGCATTTTGGAAATTACTTGTTTTCTCTTGATTGTACTTCTGTTTCTTAACAGTCGAACCACCCTCTGACTGCTCGGGGTAATGAGCTTGGAAAGCTCCTTTAAAAGATGGGTCTTTTATCATAGAACTTCGATGGACAGTCACTAACGGAAGGATTAATTTCCCCATTTTGTCTCTTAACCTTTGGTCGCTCTTTAATTGGTAAACTCTTTCGGTCCCAAGCCAAAGAACAGAAGCTTTCACAAAGCCCTTGTTAGTGTTTGTATGAAGATTCAAATAATCATCAACCCATTCGTATAAACCTGTGTCCACGGTCTCAATAGTCGAAGCTGGTGTCGTCTCTGCCTTACTGTCCATCGAATAATCCCTCCCTTGCCTTAATGCATTCCGCGATAATCTCGAATTGGGCACTTTCTTGTCCAAAAAGTAGTTTTGGCTCTAATAATTTAGTTATTTCGTAATAAAGAGAGCCGAACCGAACGAAATCCCCTTCACGGACAAATAAATTCTGATCTTCGGTCAACCTTCTCTTATGAAACATGACTTTTAAGGGCGCATCCTTGTCAATGCCTATATTATCAATAAATTTCGTCTCTATACCTCCATATTCTACTCTAGCGTAAACTCGAACCGGTGGCAAATAGGTTTTGCTTACTGCTTCTCCGTATAATGGATGAAAATCAGTGTGTTCAACGTCAATGGGAAAGTATAAGACCTGTTGACCAACAACTCTTTCAATAATCTCATCATTTACTTGTTTTACAAGGTCTTTTTCCTTCTCCCCAAGAAACATGGGTGGAGGTGGTGCTGTCGGTCTTATCCATTTGGCCATAATTTACCCCTTTTATCCTACATAGATTTTCAACGGAACATTGTTGATAATCTCTGCTTGACTGTCCACCATATTCTTGTCCATTTCAGACAATTTGTCGTAGGTTTGCTTCTCAAGCATCTCCTTCAACTCATCTCGTAACGCTGTTTGCTCTGTCGCGGCTTGAGATAGAAGATCAGAAGCATTTAAAGTAATATTATCACCCGGAATCGGTATACTACCGCCGAATTTACCTCTAATTTGACCTAGTGTCTCTTTGGAAAGAGCCAAGGCAAATCGCCTAATCCACTGTTTTCCAATAGAATTTATATTTTCATAAGGCAAATTCTCGAAAGGCAGAGTATTCATATTATTTATACCCCTGACTTCATTTGCAGAATTAGCCGTAAAAGCGTCTCCCCTTATAGAGAACCTAAACCAGAACTTTTCTGGTGAAGAACCCCTATCTGGTGTTGGGTATATTCTTAATTTATTGTCTATGAGTTCATAGGAGTAGTGTGAGGTTCTTGTATATAGATGATCTTCATACGAAATAGCTTGTAGCTTGTTTTGCCATGCCGGGATAACCTGAAAAGTAGATTGGTCTGAATACTGGCCATAGTCGTGGAAGTTCCCAACAACATTCAATCCACCATAATAACCGTAAAATCGCCACATTTGGTATGGAGTCTTATAAAATACATCTCTAATGATAATTTTCTTTGTCCTGTCAATATCAGAATACGGCACGCCGCCAGCAGCAGCAGAAGCAGAAACAATAGATTGAAGATCGTAATCTTGCTTGTCGTTGACGGTGGTAACAGATGCTGAATAAATAGGATCTGATCCTCCGATGCCAGCTTCATGGGAGAATCGACTTCCCATCTTTAAAGCATAGTCGAAAGTATAGTTAGGATACTTCAGAGCGCTCCCTGTACCCGCTGTAAGCTCACCTTTGTGGTCGAATGAGCCTGTAGCCCCACCAAGCGCGAAAGATAGTGAATTATGGCTCTGATGGAGGTTTATGAGGTATGAATACTCATGTACTGCTTCTTCATAGTTTGCATAAACATTCGCTGGTGTTAATTCAATGTCTAATACATCACCGCCAAGCTTTCTATAAGTGTAGGAAACTTGTGATACTGCTCCGGAAATAAATGGCGCCGATCCGCTATAGGTTCCAATTGGTAACGCGGCGGCGACGGCTGAAGTTGAACCGGTAGACGGCAATACAATTGCCGATCTTGTCGCTGTGGGTGTTAAAGTTGGTACTGCCATTCATTTGTTCTCCTATTATAAGTAGTAATCATCATCTTCTTCTTCGTCAGCAATGATTTCCTTTTCATGTTTTATATTCTTTATTGCTGAACCGGGAACGGAACCGACCACATAATAAGCATTTGGACCATAGATATCATGGTCTTTCAACTCTGGGTCGTGGACTGCCTCGCCCGGGACATCGAACTCTATAAGGATATAAGGAGGTTCCGGGTTCCCAATTATATTTCCCTCTTCAAACATTGCTAGACGGGCAGTTTCAAAACTCTTAAAGAAATAAACCCTCTTCTCTCCAGCTTCTGTTCGCAAGCCGTCTATTGAATCCTCAGATCCTCTAATACCGTGTTCTTCAATTCCCTCACGGTTGTTTTCATTAGTTATGTGATAGCCAATGGCACCCACGCCTTCTTTCAGGAAGCGCCTCCAGTTCTCAAATAATTTTTGCATTAAATAATCCTCGTATCTATAAATAGATTTTCATAAAGAAAAAACCCCCCAAGAGTTTGGGGGGTGAAAAGGAGGATCAATTTTTCATTATTCTATTTTTTTTATCTTTCTAGGAGTACGAGAATTCCTTTTTCGTACTGGTCGTGGGTTGGACTTTGGTTTAGGTTTTTCTTTAACCTGCACCACCATTTCCTCGACCTCCTTAATCATTTCCTTAACAATTTCTGGAGTGAAGTTTGTATCAGTAGAAACATCAACTTTTTCCTCGGAAGGAACTTCCCTCTTAACTCTTTCTTTCATTACAGAGTTATCTGCAACAGGAGAAGGCTGAGATACTTGCGTATTCAACCTTTCAATCCTTTTTAAAACTTTTAAACGTTTAGCTTTACGACCCATCAATCACCTCTATGCAAACGTCGGGACAACACTACAGATAACCTGTCCGCTAGCG